GTAAATGAATTGGTTGAAAAAGATATTATGGCGCTGGACCCAAGAAGGTCGAGAGATATACGAGTATGAAGGCGACAACGGCAAAATCCGATTATCAAGAAGTCGCCTAATACCTCAAGATGAGTGTGATGTAGTCAGCGACGACCCTATATTAAACTTTAAAGTGTTTAATGCCGTAGGTGGTAAAGTTGTAGAGTTTAGACGTTACGATCGCAAAAGTGATCGCAATAACTCTACTACTTATATTATTACTAATGATCAAGATTTTGGTGAACGTATTGCTAAAATTGCCATGATGGAAAATTTAAAATTATGACTGCGCAAGAACCAGCACAAGGTATTTTATTGTTAAATTCCTGGGGATCTTCAAAGATGTATAAAGTTGTCTGCGAGTGCGGTGATGATGATTGTTCCCATACCATCGACGTGGAGGCAGAGGATACCGGTGTTACTGTAACAATTTACACTAATACTAGAACCAATTTTTGGTCAAAGACACGTTGGCAACACATTTGGTCTTTGTTAACCAAAGGGTATATTGGTTTCGAAACTGCTATTGTTATGAACAAACAGGTTGCTCTTAACTATGCAGATGTGTTACAATTAGCAGTTAAAGATGTTGAGGAATTGAGAAATGAAAGAAAAAATTGACGAAGTGATGAACATCCTCAGTGAAGAATGTGCCGAAGTTATACAGGCAGTAAGTAAAATCAATCGATTCGGTATGGACAATTATAAGCCAGGCAAACCTAAAACTAATAGAGAGCATCTTGAAGAAGAACTTGGTGACCTAATGGCTATGATTGATATTCTACAAGAAATGGATGTTGTTAGTTATGCTAACATTGAAAAATCTGCCGAAGCAAAACATGAAAAATTAAAAAAGTGGTCAAACATTTATGAGCAAAATTAAAATTGCAGAGCTGTTTTACAGCATACAAGGTGAAGGACGCTACATGGGAGTCCCCAGTGTGTTTCTACGCACATTCGGATGTAACTTTAAATGTGCAGGCTTTGGCATGCCTCGTGGTGAAGTCAGTCACGAAGCAACAGACATTGCCGCTACACACACAATGATTACTCCGTTTACAAAGTATGAAGACTTACCGTTAGTTAGCACAGGTTGTGATAGTTATGCTAGTTGGCATCCAGACTTTAAAGACCTAAGTCCAATGCTTGAAAGTAGTGCTATTGTAAATCGTATTATGGAAATTCTTCCACACCGTCGTTGGGAAGAAGAGCATTTGGTTATCACTGGCGGTGAGCCGTTACTGGGTTGGCAACGTGCTTATCCAGATTTGTTGTCACATGCTAGCATGAATCGACTTAGAGAGATTACCTTTGAAACAAATGGTACTCAAAAGTTAACTCCAGAATTTGCTTCATATCTACATACATGGGCACATCATCATGATCAAGACTTTAGGAGAGAAATTACATTCTCAGTAAGTGCAAAATTGCCTTGCAGTGGGGAGAAGTGGGAAGATGCAATCTGTCCTGAAATTGTATGTGAATACGAAGAGTACGGTACAGTGTATTTGAAATTTGTTATTGCTACAGAACAAGACTTTAAAGATGCACAGCAAGCAACTGCAGAGTTTCGTACAGCAGGTTTTACTGGACATGTTTACCTAATGCCAGTGGGCGGTGTTGAAAGTGTCTACACTATGAATAATAAAAACGTAGCAATATTGGCAATGAAAAACGGACTACGTTATAGCGATCGTTTGCAAGTGCCGTTGTTTAAAAATGAGTGGGGTACATGATGTTTAAAAAGTTTTTTAAAAAAATTACAGGTATTCAAGCAATTGAAGATTTAAAAATTGAAGCAGAAACTGCCGCAATTGCATCAGTTCGAGCAGCGGCATTGGCCAAAGCAGAATCAGATGCTGCCATTGCTGCATCAATTGCAGAAACACTTCGTGTGAAAAAAGAAGAGGAGCAAGCGAAACTTAGCCCAAAAGAACGTGCCACTGCCCTAGGGATGCCCTATGTAGCTGTTTTAGATACTCACGTTAACAAAGACAATATCCGAAACGGGTTTTTTGAACTTGATTGGAATAGTTTGTTTATTCAAGAGTTAATAAAGGCAGGGTATGGCACTGAGTCTAATCCCGAAGAAGAAACAGTAGATAGATGGTTTAAAGATCTTGCAAGAAATATTCTGTCCGAAGACGGATACGGAGATAATTCTGCAGGCAGCATAAATGTTGTGAATATTAACAGTACAAAATCATGACAGTGGATTGCAATAGCATTGTTAAAAAATATAATTTTTCTTCTGTAATTTTTCAACATGATACTGAGCAAACTTGCAAAATAGTAAAAGAAATAATTGATAGTGGAAATTATTTTGAAAATAGTCCTAAGTATCAAACCAAAGAAAATTTATTTGCTCGAAATGAATCAGTTTGGCTAAAGTACCGTATGAGTTTTATGTTTGCTTGTTTTATGTATTTGGGCAAAGAGGTACGTATCAAAGGAATAAACTGTTGGAGTTTCATGACTAGTCACGATGCCAATCAAGATCGATTCCAATTGTGGCATCATCATCAGCATGACTTGACAACTACAAAAATATCAGGTATAATGTATTTAGATATCCCCAAAGATATCGATATGGTTGACACTAGTGGTACTGAGTTTAGCACAGGGCATCCAGAAAGAGATCCTACGTTTTTTATTAAACCAGAATATTTTTCTTGGATGATATATCCCAGTAATGTTTGGCACAGGCCTGGCCCATGCCCTAGTATTCAAAATCGTTTTGTCCTCGCAGCAGATATGGAATATCAATGACTTTTATCCTTGTAGATACAGCAAATACATTTTTTCGTGCTAGACACGTGATCAAAGGTGATGCAGATACCAAATTAGGTATGGCCATGCACATTACACTAAATGCTATTAAAAAAGCATGGCAAGATTTTGATGGTGCCCATGTGGTGTTCTGCCTCGAGGGACGCAGTTGGCGCAAGGATCATTACGCCCCTTACAAGCGTAATCGACAAGTTACGCGAGCAGCCATGACCCAGAAAGAACAAGAAGAAGACAAACTGTTCTGGGAAACATTTGATAAATTTAAAGAGTTTATCAGTACCAAAACTAATTGTACAGTGTTACAACATCCACAACTAGAAGCAGATGATCTAATTGCTGGATTCATACAGTCACATCCCGATGCAGATCATGTGATTATCTCAACTGACAGTGATTTTGTGCAACTGATTGCGCCCAATGTTAAGCAATATAATGGTGTTGCAGAAACGTTGACTACACACACTGGTATATTTGACAAAAAAGGTCGACTGGTTGTGGATTCCAAAACTAAAGAGCCTAAATCTGTACCTGATCCAGAATGGTTACTTTTTGAAAAATGTATTCGTGGCGACACCAGTGACAATGTGTTCAGTGCCTATCCCGGGGTGCGTAAAACTAAAATGAAAGAAGCATTTGAAGATCGAAACAGCAAAGGGTTTGCGTGGAACAATCTCATGCTTCAGAGATGGGTGGACCACGAAGGCAAAGAACACAAAGTTTTAGATGACTACAATCGCAATGTACAACTTATTGATTTGACTGCACAGCCCGTGGCAATCAAGACCATAATTAAAGAAACTATAGAAGTACAGACGCAGGATCCAAAGAATGTGGATCAAGTGGGAATTAGATTGTTAAAGTTCTGTAATCTGTTTGATTTGCAACGTGTTGCAGACAACATTCAACAATATGCTCAACCCTTTCAGGCAAGATATGTGGCGAGCAACTTATCAGTATAAACTACTGTGTATCAAAAAACTAACGGACTAAAATAGATGAATATAACAGCCAAACCAATCGTAGATGGTAAATTTTGGATAGTTGAAGAAGACGGCGAAAAAGTAGCCACTTTGCACAAAAAAGAAAACAACAAATTCATGTTGAGTTCAAAAACGGGCGAAGCCACATTTAATAAAAAAGATGATCTAATAAAAAGATTTGGCAAAGATTTTTTCCAATCTAAAAACAAAAATGTGTCCATTGATACGCAGAATAATGATGTTCATACATTTCCTTCGGCGTCTAGGCCATATAATGCTATGTATGATGTTCAACGAAAATTACCGTTGTATACCAAAAGTTCTCAAAGCAAAAGTCTTTATTGTGCAGGATACTATGCTATTCAATTTAACAAAGGGTGGGTCAAAAGTTTTTGCCCTAAATTGATCACTGTAGAAAGATATCCTTACAAAGGACCATATCGAACAGAATTAGAATTGAAACAGGTGTTGAGCAATGTCAAACCCGATTAATACCTATCCTATAACGTCTCTAATACAACAGATAAAGGCTGCAGATATTGGCCAACAAAAAGAAGTTAGAATAGACATAAAAAGTGCCAAATTGTTGTCGTATGCGTTAGGTGAAGTCCTCAGTAAAGTTAATCAAGACTACGAAGTGTTGTTGAAAAATCTACAAAAAAGCACCGGTGACACTGTTACTGTACAATTAGACGGGGGCGGATTTTCTAATCAGTAGTAGATAAATATATACGTAGTTTATGGAGAACTTATGAGCAGACCAAAACCGCGTATATTATTAGAATACGTCAACAAGAAAAATTACAAGTGCGAGCAAATACTCGATGCTGATGCTATCTGGGCGGTGTTCTATAAAGAAAAACCATTTAACTTAAAAAGTTTTAACAGTTTGGTAAATTATCCTGGACCAAAATATAAAAAAGTAAGTTTCAGTAATCCGGGACATGCAATTAATCTAGTTAAAAAACTCAATGCACAATTCGCATGTGAGGATTTTTCCGTTGTGATGTTGACACAAGGGCAAACATTAAAATGATTTCGCAAGAACTGTACACTAAATTCTTTTTAAAAGAATGGGGTAAAAGTACAGATGATGCCAATTTAAGATTGTATAAACATACTTGGTGGCACAACACAAGAACCAAAAATCAAGGCGGGCTACGTCTTACTGACAAGGGTTTAGAGTTTTTAATTACTGAACTGCAATTAAGAGATTACGAAATACCCTTTTTAGACAACATTGAATTGAATCCACAGTTAATTATATTTTTGGATAATTTTTTGGACTGTCCCTATTTCTTAGGTCACCAAAGTCTTACTGTGTTTTCGGAGAAAAAATCATTTGAGTTATATATGTTTTCGGACGACATTCGAAGATACGGGCTAATCAAGGCCATGAACAATCAGAAAAAATCTGAAGAGACTTAGCCAAAATAAGTTGACAGGCTCCGTATTTTGTTATACAATAAGCACTTAAACAGTTTTTACAAGGAGCTAGTATGTCAGAAATATCCACCCGCACAGTAGGACCCAAAGCCGCTAAACGTGCTGTTCAAAAAGCATTTAAACATAATCGTCCTCTGTTCTTGTGGGGCCCTCCAGGTATTGGCAAGAGCGAGATTGTCCATCAAATTGGCAAAACCATCGATGCTCATGTAATTGACATTCGCTTGTCACTATGGGATCCTACAGACATCAAAGGCATTCCTTACTTTGATTCAACTATCAATAAAATGGTCTGGGCTCCGCCGTCAGAACTGCCAGATGAGCAGATGGCAAGTCAGTATAAAAATGTGATCCTTTTTATGGACGAGATGAACAGTGCGGCTCCTGCTGTACAGGCAGCGGCTTATCAGTTGGTTTTGAATCGTCGTGTTGGTACTTACAAATTGCCCGATAACGTGCTGATTGTTGCGGCAGGTAATCGAGAAGCAGACAAGGGTGTTACCTATCGTATGCCTGCTCCGTTGGCCAATCGCTTCATTCACTTGGAGATGAAAGTGGATTTTGATGATTGG